TATTAGAAGCCCCTCTTGCACTTGCTACCGCAGATTGTTGTTGCTTTTTGAGATCCTCAAGCCCTTTTTGATATTGCATTTCAGTAATTGAAGGGCCTTTACCAGCAGCACGCTCTCTAAGTCGCTTTAGAGTTTCTTCTTCACCTTTTGCACCTTGTTCGGTCATGGCGAATGATCCGCCTGTGCCAAGCTTTTTAGGGCCACCAATACCAAACATGTCAGTTACGGTATTAATTGCACCGCCAACCACACCTTCAACTGCACTTCCTACTGATCCCATATTATATTCCTTTGGATAAATAAATTCGTTCCGAATCTGATCCAATTATCTTAAAACCATATTTTATTTGAGCAACAAGGGCATCTTCGCACCCGTTGCTATTGACCATAACCGTTGATACTAGTTTACTGCATCCATTGTCTTTTGCGATAGATGAAACATGATCCGCCATAACTGAACCAATCTTTAACTTTCGATGTTCAGGATCAACCCATAAATCATGGATCATGCAAGTATCTTTTTCTATCGAATAAGTAATAAAAGCGTGATCTGACTCGACCAGATAGATATTTGCCTTCTCATAGATGTATCGGGCGTACTTAGTAAGATTTGGTTGCCCCAAGCTTGTATCCACCGGCCTTAACTCCTGCTTCTATTTGTATATTAGATAACTCATAAGCTTCACCACTTGATCCAGCAGTGTGAGCAGTATCATATAGTTCAAATTTAATTGATTCAACCTTCTGATTTGGAAGAGATACTTGAAACTGATACTGTGCCGAATCAGTCGTGTTATAAATCAATGAATAATCTTCTACTGGAGAGCTTAGGTAGTCAGCAGTGACTAAACACTTTAGAGTATGAGCTGATTTAAATTCTCCAATTATCCACAACTGATAGCATCTCAAATATCCCTGAATCAGGTTGAGCTTTAGCCATGGCGATATGAATCTCATCGAATAAAAAGATCCGTCATCAGTGAAGGTTCCGACTGTTTCATTTTGAATTTTAGAGGACTTTATTATTGTAGGCTTAGAATCCCATACATCGGCATCGGTTGATCCTTGCCCGGTAAATACTGACCACGACTGGAATAGATAGTTATAAACAAGGCAGGTTCCTGTGGTCAGATAAAATCTAACCTCATTATTTGCTTCTGAAAGGATTGATGCATAAATATTGTATTGATTATATGCTTCAACCTCTGCTCCAATATATTGAACGGCAAGCCCTCTCGATAATAGATAAATCCCTTTTTTAGATTTAAACATTAACCCTAATGGCATGTTAACAACTGATCTTGGTTCTTCACATCCTGCATCGGAAGAAATGATTTCAGGTTCGGAAAATGAACCAACGCCAAGCTCGTTAGGGCCATCACCTTGACAGAAATAAATAGACTGCTTTCTAAAGATGATTATCTTGCCGTCCATGTATCCACCAGCGGAAATAGGAGATCGATCAAAAGATAACCCCGTGGAAACACGGATACGATAAAAGTCATTGAAAGCAACCGACTCACCAAATAACTGCTTCTTTGAGTAAGCAATTTCATCTTTTTCTTCAAGTCCACCAAGAAATATCCTGTTACCACCAGAAAAACAAAAGTCAGCAGCAGGGGCAGGGTTATTTTCTAGAACTCCTCCAGTCGTGTATAGCACTTCATTTCCAGTGATGCTTGCATCTGAAGCTTGATCACTATACGACTCTAAACTTCCATCATTATCAGATACAACTTCGCCTAATCGGTAATAAACCGATCCGTTATTAGTCGTTCTATAAAGAACAATTCTGGGCCTGCTAGACGTGATAAGCGAAGTTGGCGGATAATAAGCACCAAAGAACTTCATTGATCCTACAGGTGAAAAGACCTTTATTGTAATTGAAGATGCCGATGCGGATGTGGTCGGAAGAGTAGTATAGTAAAATGGCGCAGAAAATGTTCTCTGCCCTTCGGTATCAAAATACTCATAAATAGCAGCATAAGAAAATTTTTTAGAAGCGACATTTGGATTGGCCGTTCCTGTTACAACTGTTACCGTTGGTATATAGGGAGGATAAACAAAACCATTTTCATGAGGTCTAGTCTTATCTAGCTCGATTAAACCGCCATCGCAAAGATATATTCTTTTATCAACTTTAACTCTAGAGTTATCAAAATAACCTTCACCATAATCAAGCACAACTGAGGAGCTTCCAATAGTCGCAAACACCCCAGAGCTACCAAAGGAACTAATCTCTCTCATAATACCAGTATAAACTTTAGAACCAACAACGGTAGTTTTTGAAACTATATTACCGTGAGCTGAAGCTAATTCAGGAGAGAATACCTGGGAAATATTGCCAGTGGTTATATTTAGAATAAAAAATGATTTAGAATTAGGAATGCCAGTTCCAAATACATAATAAAGAATAACATATACTTCACCGTTAACAACAAATGGTTCGGTAGCTATTTTATTCCTTCCATAATTTATTAAAGAAGAAGTCGCCCCGTAGCCAGTTACGGTGTCAAAAGCTATTCTATTATATTGTATCCCAGAAGAAATTGGAGTTGTTCCAAAGTCATCAAATTGAGCACCATAATAAAGAAACCCATTATAAAAAACACATGAAGGGGTAAAGAAATCATCTTTAGTGTATAAGATTAGAGTTGCGTCTACTAAAGTCATTGACGGACTTATTGCGACAATATTGTAAACGTTATTACCAGCATTATCCGCACTGTAAACAATATGCAGATATCCACTTACTGCTGACAAAGCAAATGATGATTGTTTTTGAAGAATAAATACATCAGAAAATGTCCCGGAAGAAACCAATGAAGAATCAAAATTCAATTTTCTTACCACAAGCCCAGCAGTCGAAGTCATTCCGACTACGTAAATGTACTGATTATCTCTAGTGGCATTGAATGAGGATATTGAACCGAATCCTGATACTGTGCCAGATTGAACATGCTGTAAATTGCTATCAAACACATAAAATATTGTGCTAAATGGCCCTGTAAGTGTCGTGTAATTGTTCATGATAACAACTACTCGATAAACACCATTGTAAAGCTGACAAAAAACCCTGGCCGAATCTGTAGTTCTAGAAGGTAGAATAGTTACGTTTTTTCGTAACCCAGTTTGATTATCCTTTAAGATAACGTTAACTGAATTACCTTGAATAGATCCATAAACAGTATAATTACCATCAATAGAAGTATCTTGATCTACTCCAAATTGATTTTCATAGTTTCTTAATAGGTACTCTGTCTTAATTGAAAATGAACCGGAGTAATTAACCTGCTTAGTCCATCTGTTTTCAGTTTTAGAATATCCATATATTCCGGAGCTCGTTTTGACTGCAATATATTCATCGTCCGAACAAACTGCTTTGAGCGTTGAGGTTGTGAACAAGTTATCAGTTGAGGCAGTAGTCATAGCTACTAAGCCATATCTCTTTTGAAGCTTTCCGGTTTTTTGAAAGCGAACGTTCTCTAAAGTAAGTGCTTTCCCTGGAAGGACTTGCTTATCATCGGTTTTAGTATCTAGACCACCTGAAACCGGAATGGAAAATATTTGTCTTTGTAATGCCATTAGAACACCCACACTTTAATGGTTGAAGCTAGGGAAGCCTGTAGAGTAATACTCCTATCGTCCCATGCAGTTCTCCACACGTTTGAGTTCGTGTTTTTATCAAATATAATCCACCCGACCGGTGTTTTACCAATTTTATGCTCGAAGCTAGTAGCAGTGGTTGTAACCGATATTTCTATTAAGTTACCTACTAGAAAATTAAGCGATGTTAATTGTGCTAAAAACTCTTCAGTGTATTGTACTGTTTTAGAGAGCTCGAAGTCTAAGCCGGTAAGTTTCTTATATGGTTTTAGTTCCATAAGTTTCTGAACCCAGCATAATTGGAGTCAGTGTCAACTACTCTAGGAGGCTCACCAGAATCACGACCGGAACAAGCTGAAAGGATACGTGCCTTCATATCATTCTTGGCAAGAATCAACTCCTCTACTGGAGATTCTTCTTTGACTCTCATTTTGATAGCGGCATCTATAATGATATACTCTTCCCAACCATTGATACCGTCAAAGCTATCAGTATCCAAAGCAAGCTCTTGGTGCCTAGGAATATACCAAAGCCTGATTTGTTGGCTACCGTTTGGAGTAGGAATAAAAACTAGATTATTACCTCTGACTTGATACATTAGATTGTAGTTTCTTACGTTATAAAAAGGTTCACGGAATCTATTTCGCTCTTGCCATCTGAAGGCCTTAAGAGTTATTGCTTGAGTAGTGGAAGTAACATAATCAACGCCCATTAACTTAAAAAAATCAGCAGGCAGGGGATAGGTATCCTGATTAATTGTAGTCGTGAAGTTATAGCTTGAAACGTAATAGTTCTCACCTCTGGAATTTACCAGTAGGTCGTATAACTCACCAAATGATGCGTTGATAAAATAGTTAAGCTCGGCATCAGTTATAAATCTTGAGTTCACCATGTCAGCACGTTGCCGTGATCTATTTCGAAGCTCTAAAAGTGTAAAAGATGCCATAGCTCAACCTTTGATTAAAGTTTGATTTCCAATTCTAACTCTCCGCTTTCTTCTTCTTTTTCATATTGCTCGCACTCATATTTAAGTGCAAGGAATGAAGAGATAAGACGCTTAACGTCTTTAGCTTCGATAGCTTTTAGAAATTCTTGAGCGCACATTTTGGCCGCATCAGAATATTCTTTTGGAGAGGTAGAATATTTTTTTTCCCCATCAAGAATACCTTCGATAAGGCCATCAGTGATGTTTTTCTTACTAGAATCCATCATAAACATAATGACTCCTAATCAACTGAAGAGTTAGAAAGAACTAGGCAAAGAGAAATTTCGCAAGCGTCAGTCACGTCAGCGAAAGATCCAGCAACCATAGTTTTAACTTTAAAAGTTTTATTAGGTAGATCAAAATCAGTAAAAACTACTTTTAAGTTTTCAGCAGAATCAATGATCCCACCGTTAGCATAAATGAGTTTGTAATATTCATCTTCAAGAGTAACAGTGTAAATACCTGTTCCTGATTTAACTACTGAAAGAACGCCTTTAATAGCAACTGTGCCAACGGCAGCAGAAGCCGAAAGAGGAATGCTACCAGCGATTAAAACAGGCTTTTTAAAGAATGAATAAAAGAACTGCGTGAAATATCTATTTGCCACAAAAATCTCCTTAGTTTTAGAGTTGTCCCTCTATCCTGGATTAAATTGCCAGGTCAAAGTAAAAAGGGAGGGTTTCCCCTCCCTCGAAAATTAGATTGAGAATTGACCGTTAGCACCTGGCCAGTTACAAGCGATTTGAGCGTAGTAACCAACACGGATTTCGGCTGCATCGTCGTTAGAAACTCGGAGCATTTTTAGTCCGTCCATATCTAGAATCATTGGCATACCTTCTAGAGAGTGAACTTTCCAAGAATCCAACTGAAGCATGAACATTTTGTTATCAGGACAGTTACGGTCTGGAATAACAGTAGCGATTGATTTGCCAAGATTTACTTTAACACCTTGGAAACCGATGTTTGCATCTTTAGCAAGGATGTCAACGAATTGAACCTTAGATCCTAAAGACTTAGTTAGATCAGCGTACTTTTGGAAAGACATGAATACGTGATCAACTTTACCGCCATCACGGCCAATCTTCATGCCACCCTGAATAAGAGCTTCTTCGATAGGAAGAGAAGAAAGGTCGCCACGGAAACCAGAAAGACGTGTAACGTCCTTTGAACGGTCAACGCTAAAGAAGCTGTCTCCGATAGTAGGAGCTACAGAAGGAATCCATGCGCCAAG